GTCGGGTTACACTATAATGGGATAGTCATTGTATTAATTTTATCTTTCAATATTTATTAACAAACAGAACAATAATTTTATGAAATCAGACATTTTAGTATCACTAATTAAGGAAGTGGTTAAGAATGAAGTAAAAACGCAAGTTAAAGAAGAATTAATTAAATTAATTAAGTCTGGTGCGGTTACATTAAACACACAAAAGAAATCAACACCATCTTTGGCAGAATTAACGGAAACAAATATTCCAGTTAGAAAACAAACAGTAGTCCCAACACAACAAAGACCTCAAATTAAAAAGGAATTTACGAAAGACCCAATGATAAATGAGATTCTTAATATGACACAACCATTTACTTCTGAACAAAGGAAGGAAGGTGCACAAGCGGTTGGTAGTGTATTGGATATGATTAAACCAGAATTAAGAGTTGATGAAAGTGAGTGGGAAACAATGGATTTTAGAGAGGTAGATGTACCATCAAATGTTGCAAATTTCGAATCAACCGGCGATGGGTTACAAGATGCAACTATAAAAGCATTAACAAGAGATTATTCGGAATTAGTTAAAAGATTTTAATAATGGCAATAGAGTTAGGTAAAGTTAATGTAACGGATTTAGCAGTAAATGACTATAAAGTATTGGGTATTGGTATAAACGAAACTTCCAATGCAGGTGGTGTATTTGCTACAAATTTTACAACATTAACACAAGCAAAATCTAACTTAACTAATTTGATTTTAACAAAAAAAGGAGAGAGAGTATCTCAACCCGAATTTGGATGTGATATTTGGAAAATACTTTTTGAACAAATTGTAGATGGTGAAATTGATTACGAAGTGGAACGTGTAATTAGTGAGGCAGTTAATATTTGGTTACCGTATTTAGAAATAAATGAAATCATTGTAGATTATAATGATGAAAATAAAGATGCAAATAAATTCGGAGTAGAAATTAATTTTTCATTAAAATCTAATAGAAATTTATCCGAATCGGTAACAATAAATGTAAATAACTAATAATGGCAGTAAAGAGTATTAAAAAATCTTGGGGAAATTCTAAGAATATAAATTATGTTGGTAAAGATTTTGATTCTTTAAGAGAGAATCTAATTCAATATGCTAAAACATATTTTCCAAACACATATTCCGATTTCAATGAAGCCTCACCTGGTATGGTGTTTATTGAAATGGTATCGTATATTGGAGATGTGCTTTCATTTTATCAGGATACCCAATTAAAAGAATCAATGTTATCACATGCTACTGAACGTAAAAACGTAGTAGCATTAGCACAAGCGATGGGGTATAAACCAAAGGTAACAGCTCCAGCGGTTACTACTATGACTGTTTACCAATTAGTACCATCGAAAAATATAGGTGGAGGTAGTGGATATGAACCAGATGATAGTTATTATTTAAAAATAAAAGATGGTATGGAAATATCATCTACTACGAATGGTGGTATTACATTCAGAACAATAGATGCAGTTGATTTTGCAAATTCTGGTAGTAGAGAAATTGATGTACATAGTAGAGATACTACTACTGGAGCTCCTACATTTTATTTAATAACCAAAAAAGTAAAAGCAATATCAGCCAGAGAATCGGAAATTAATTTATCAGTTCCCACAGGCGATTATCCATATATAACATTGCCTGATACAAATGTAATACAAATAACATCGGTAACAGATGGAAATAACAAATATTATGAAGTTCCATATTTGGCACAAGAAACAATATTTGTAGAAAATTCTAACATAGAATCTAATAGTGATTTAAATTCATATTCAAATGATGTACCATATATCTTAGAAGTACAAAAAGTACCAAGAAGATTTTCGGTAAAAGTAAATTCAGATAATACAATGAATTTACAATTTGGAAATGGAGATGTTACTATGCCGGATGAAACCATTTTACCAAATACTAAAAATATAGGATTGGGATTAGCTAATTCGGTACAACGATTAAATCAAGGAATTGACCCATCTAACTTTTTAAAAACAAATACATTTGGAATAGCGCCAGCAGCTGGTAGTACATTGATTGTAAAATATTTAACAGGAGGTGGAGTTACTTCAAATGTAAATATGGGAGATTTAACTACAATTAATAGGATAGAATTTGAAGAAGATTTGTTATCTGTATTAGATGTAACATTGTATGAAACAATGAAGAAATCCATAGCAGTTGAAAACTTAGAATCCGCAGTAGGTGGTAGAGGAGCCGAATCAATTGAAGAAATAAGACAGAATGCATTATCAACATTTGGTTCTCAAAATAGAGCAGTAACAAGACAGGATTATATTGTAAGAGCATTGAGTATGCCAGAAAGATATGGTAGTGTTGCAAAAGTATATGTTTCACCCGATGGTGAGATTGATAACAATTCCCCATCATCTATTTTAGCAAGTCCTAATAATATAGCAGAATTTGTTGGATTAGTGGATGGTATGAAAGATAAATCAAAAGCAGATATTCAAAAAGAATTAGTTAAATATCTTTCTCAGAAAAAATCAAATGTAGCTGAAGTAAACAATCCATTTGCTATCAATATGTATATGCTTGGATATGATGGTAATAAAAAATTAACTCAATTAAATCCAGCGGTTAAACAAAATCTTAAAACCTATTTAGGTGAATATAGAATGATTACTGATGCAGTTAATATGATTGATGGTTTCATTGTAAATATTGGAGTTGATTTTGAAATTATTTGTTATTCAAATTATAACAAAAGAGAAGTATTGAGTAAATGTTTAACTGAAATACAATCTTATTTTGATATTGATAATTGGACATTCAATAAACCAATTAACATTTCGGAAATAGAATTAATATTAGCAAACGTAGAAGGAGTAATGAGTGTACCATCTGTAAAGATTTCAAATCTATGTGGTGGTGATGGTAATTATTCTCCAAACAAATATAATATAGAGCAAGCAATAAAAGGAAAGATTGTCTACCCTTCCTTAGACCCTTGCATCTTTGAAGTTAAATATCCTAACAAAGACATAAAAGGGAGGGCTTTATAATGCATAAATTTTATACATCATCATTTGACGCGAGTATATATCTTCAACAACCAGAGCAAAATACCGGTAGGGATGAACTATTGGAAGTTGGTAAACTTTACTATGGTTCTACTATTGATGTAGCTAGAAGTTTAATAAAGTTTGATACAACACAAATTTCTCAATCAATTGTAGAAAGTATAGGAACAGGAAGTTATTCTGTTTTCTTAAATTTAAAATCTGCAAATTCCGAAGAAATCCCATTGGAATATACATTATATACAAATGCAGTATCTCAAAGTTGGACTATGGGCACTGGAACTAAATTTGATAACATAACATCAAATGGAGTTAGTTGGTATTATAAAAATGGAACTGATAAATGGATGGATTATGTTGCAATACCAAATTCATATGTAAGTGGTTCTGATACGGGTTCAATTTCAAATGGGGGTGGCGGTACTTGGTATACGGCATCTATGGCATCTCAATCATTTAGTAATGAGCCAGATGATGTGAGAATGGATGTTACGAGTATTATAAATCTATGGTTAAGTGGTTCTACAAATGGTGGAATACCAAATAATGGGTTTATATTACATCACCACACATCAGCATCAATTGACTCAAATGATTATGGTGTACTTAAATTCTTTTCAAAAGAAACAAATACAATATACGAACCTAAATTAGAAATAGTTTGGAATGATTCAATAGTAGCAACAGGAAGTTTAGCACCTGTAACGGGTTCAGCTGAAGAAGGTTATAAAGTAGTATTTACTAATTTAAAAACAAAATATCAAAAAGATAGTTTAATTAAATTAAGAGTTAAAGGTAGAGATATGTTTCCATTGAAAACATTTGGAACAACATATGAATTAGACCAAAATAAATACTTACCAACTACTACTTATTATCAATTAGAAGATTATGTTACTGGCGAAGTAATATATCCATTTAGCGTAACATATACTAAAATTAGTTGTGATAGTACTTCTAATTATTTTAATATGAACTTAAATACATTACCGGCTAATAGGATGTATAAAATAAAACTTAAAATAGTCGAAGGTGGGATATCAACACTAATTGATGATAAATTAATATTTGAAATAGTAGAATAATGGCATTAACACCTTTAGAAACAATTGCACAAAAGTTATCTGATAAACGTAAAGAAGATTTAGAATCTATTTTAAGAATATCAGGTTCCGCTGCTGTTTTAAAAAATGAATATGGAGTTACAGTAGTTGATGAGCAAAATGTAGCATCATCATTGGTATTCAAACCATTAACCAAAACAAAAATTGATAATGTAGAATTATTAAAAGCAATCGATGTTGAAGTTAAAGAACTAAAACCAGCGATACCCGTACCAAATAAAGAATTAGTTCCAAAATCATTATATGATGAGCAAGTTGTAACTAATACGGATTTAACAAAGCAAGTAGAAGATTTAACTAAAAAAGTAGAAACATTAACCTCAGAAGTTGCCGGATTAAATGCACAAGTTCAAACTGAAATAAATAATAAACTTGCAGTTGAACAAGTTAATGATGCATTGAGTAATCAGATAAGTACTTTAACTGGAACTATACAAGATTTCTCAAACCAAATTCAATCAGCTGTACAAAAATCAGTTGAAGAATCCATATTAAGAGCTTCGTTGCAATCACAAAATCAGGGATTTAAAGCACAAATTGAGGCTTTAATTAAACAAATTGATTCTCTAAACTCAATCATTGAAGGATTACAATCTCAATTGGGAGCAGTTCAACAACAACAGGCAATTCAGCAAGGTACTCAATCTCAAGCAATTGCAAGTGGGGCAGATGTATTAGCTGGAAACGTATTAGTTAAAATTAAAACTAAAAATGCTAAAAACGATACGGCGATAGTTGGTAAAATAAATGCAAATAATACCGATAAACGTTGGGCTAATGGTGAGGCTATCAATATTATTAATAATGATAAAAAAGATATAAAGGTTAATATAAAAATAACCAATCCTGCTAATATAAATTGGTTATCAGCAGCTGAAACCGATTTTACAATTGCAGCAGGCCAATCTAAAGATATTAATTTAATAATATCAACATCACAAACAGAAGGACTTGATTCTAAAAAGAAAAAAAGAGGTTGGACGGGTGATGCTAGATTTAAAGGTGGTAATGTTGAAGTAGTTGTAACTATGGCTGATGGAAAAACTGATAAAAAATCTTATCCAGCGGA